CTATCTAACGCTTATTGATTTATGCAGGTCGTTTTCGTGGATTATCATTATCTGATGGCCGTTCTTGCGAAGTGTTACCGCTGTTTCCACTTTTCTGCCGTAGCAGGCAAACGCCCAGTTCGGGTTTCCCTCTGCACCTACTACCAGATAGTTTACGTTCTTTGTTACTGAATCGGTTGTTGCACCGCCCAGCTCAGCTATTACTTTTTTGAAATCTGATCGGCTGTATTTTGCTGATGTTCCGGTAAGGCAGAACAGGCCGTTAAAGTTGATATCCGGCTTTATTGCACACAGCCCCATTATGTTGGATTTCTCTTTTATGCCCGGGTTAACTATGGTTTTGTTGTCGTACATTGATACGAACTCACCGAAGAAATTCATAAGTGTTTTTTGTTCGTCTGCGTCTATTTTCTTGTCGGCCATTACACTGGCGATAAGGCTTTCTACTTCGTCATAGGGCCAGCACTTTTTCAGGTGTTCATGCTCATTAAGCCAGCCCGACAGTCCGTTAAGCTCATTTTCTGTAATTCTGCCATCGGCTGCTATACCAGCCAGAACGGCGTGTAGCTTCTGCATGTCTGCTGTTACTTCGTTAAAATATTCATGCGAAGTAAGCCGGTTGCAAAGCCACTTTATATCCTGCAGTTCTTCTGCCGACAAAACGTTGTCTGCTATGGCAGCCTCTATTGCTGTTATTAATTCGTTAAACGGGTGCTGGTCTGCCCTGACCCTGTTGTTATTTATCCAGTTTTCTAAGAACTGTATTTCCTGTTCGTTGATGCTGCCGTCTATTGTGATCCCTTCTACTATTCCTAACAGTGAGTTAAGCGATTTTTCAAAATCAGCCTTTCCGACAAACTTTTCTGATTCATTTTGCAAGCCCATGAGATTTTCCTTATCTGTTATTTTTTAGCCCCGTTATGAATAGCGGGACATAACTACACTGCAGCAGAGTTTTTCTGTGGTCAAGACTGTATATTTTTACACGGCCTGCTGGTCACGTTTTGCTGCGGTCGCCCTGTCACATTTTGCCGGAGCTGGTTCACGGTTTTATGCGCCGGCACGGTCACGGTTATTTGTTCTCGAGGTTTCACATTTGTTTTGCCGGCGGGTCACGGTTTGTTGTCGACTGTAGTTGTTGCCGGCTATGGCTGCCGGCATTGGTTGTTATCGAGTGCAGTTGTGGCTAACTACACTGCAGCGCTGTGGCCAGTGTAGTTGCGGCTGGCTATTTTGTTATTGGATCCAGCCGGCCTTTTTGGGCGTTGGCTTGTGATGCCTGGCCGTTAAAGTCGCCGGCTTCGTTGGGCGGCGGCCCTGCGCCGTGGGTGTGGCTTGCGCAGGTGGTGGCCAGTGCGTTTACAGTGGCCATTAGTTCCGAAAGCAGCTTAAGTACGTTTTCGCCTTCGCTGCCAAGCCATGTTTTGGGGCTTTTGTGGGTTTGTTCTACGCTGGCTGCTACTGTGCGCGTTTGGCATTGCAGCTGCGCTATTTTGCCGATGATATCGGTAAGGTTTTCCGGCGTTTTGTTTTCAAAGTTGCCGTTTTCGTCTATCAGCTGGTGTACGCCGTCGCGGGTTTGGGTGCGGGCTTCGCCTTCTTTGATGGCCGGTAAATCCCAGCCGAAGGGTAACACTGTGCGTATGAACGGTTTATCCGGCCTGCCGTAGGCAAAGGCTATTTCTACAATGCTGCCAATGGCGGGCGGTTGCATGTGGCCGGCTTTGTTACCGGCGCCCATAAGTGGCAGCGGTACGGCTTGAAGTGCTTTTGATTTGGTGGCGGTGCCGTTTTCGTCCAGCAGCTGCACATCTACAGCCCATCGCGGGTAAAACTGATCGCTACCCCGCTCGCCTTCTTCTTCCGGCAGTTCCGGCAGGGCTACTACTTTTCCCCAGCGCGGCAGGTGCAGGCCGCTGCTTAGTTCGGGGTACAGCCGCAGGATGATTTTTTTTATTATGCTTTCCATGGCGCTACCAGTTTATTGTCATGTTGGTGCCCTTAAATTCTACCTTTGTGATCCGCTGGCCGTTGGCGGTTACGTTGGGGCGGATTTTTGGCACTGCCGGTATAGTGGCGGTTTTGCCGCTTTGCTGCTCTGTCATAAGGCTTTGCGGTATGTCTATGCTTTTGCCGTTCCAGAATGAATCGGCATAGCTGCCAAGGTAAATTTTGCCGTTGCCTTGCTGCTGCCAGATGAAATCGGGCACTTTGTAGGTGCGGCCTATGTTGTCAAGCATGGCATAGCCTGAGCTGTCGCAGTAAAAGCACGGTATTGCTGTATCGGCGTATGCTTTGGCCGGTATTACAAATTCTAACCCTGTTTGTGCGGTTATTTCGTCGCACACCTGGCGCAGTGTTGGGTGGCGCAGCATTACGCTTAAGTTGTTGGCAAGGCCTGATGTTAGTTCGCGGCAATACAGGTTATACAGGCCATTGGCGGCGGGCATTACGCGTTCTATGTAGCCAAAAAATACGCGGTCTATCATGCCGCCCCAGCCCATTTCAAAGGCTACCGGTGTTAGGCGTTCTGCCGGTTTATCTACGGTGATCTGGCATGTGCCCGGGCTTGTGGCCTGCAGTACTACCCAATGGTTGCTGACGGTGGCCAGCTGGCTGCCAAGGTATGCACGGGTAATAAATTTTGCGTTGGGCTCGGCCATGATTATGCCAGTTTGTTATCAATGGATTTTAAAAAGCTGGTAAAGCCGGTTAGCTCTACCTCTGTGGCCGGTGGTGTATCGTTGGCGGCCAGTACGGTGCCTTCGCCTACGCTGCCTTGTTGGGCCGCGGCGGTTTGTGGTTCGCGTTCTTCTTTTTTCTGCGGCACTGATCGCACTTCTGCCAGGGTAAAACTGATATTCCACTGGCGGGTTGTGTCTTGCTCTACGGCTTCAATTTTACTGCTGAATTTAACCTGTTTTACGCCCAGCGCTTCTGCGGTGCGGTTGCTTATGCGGTAGATGGTGCGCGCGCCGCCTTCGGTGGCTTCGGCCAGTTTAAACAGGTCTGTTAGTTGCTGGGCATTGGCAAACGGCAGCAGGCCGCTAACCGACAGCATTTTTGCTTTTATGCCGGTTTCTGCGGTGTCTGTGCTGCTGCTCTGGCCGCTGGCGTCCTCCGTTGCCAGCTCTTGGCTGGCTGTTACGCGGAGGGCTTTCAGGGCTATGGTTGTGGCGTTAAGGGTTAGCATTATGCCCCGCTAATTGTGCTTTTTGTTACATATGCGCCGGCAACGCGTTTTTGAAACTCTAAATTTCCGCCTGTCATTCTAAACCGCCACGTACCGTTAACTGCTGCATTGCCAAGGTAGAAATACTGGTTGCCGCCGTCTGTCATTGAATCCACTTGCACACCGTCTGGTTGCGCTGTTAACTTTTTGGTGTAGTTTCCTGCCCTTAGCGAAGCTGTTCCGGTTGGCTCGTTTGAACCCACTGAAATATTCTGTGTATCGTCGTCCCATGCAAAAAGCCCGCTGCCTGCAGCATTGCCGCCCGGTACATGGAATGCTAAACCGGATACTTGCCCTTCCGGTGTTAAAAAGGCTAAAAACGCGTTTAAATCTGACTCCAGCACAGCCATTACGTCGCCCGGCAATGCAACGTTGTACCCGCTTGATCCCTGTTTAATGTGCGCCGGTACTGTAGGGCTAAGCCTTGCTGCACCTGTATACAGGTTGTTGCCTATCATTAATTTGTCTGCTTTACTCCATTGCTCTGCAATGGTACCGCCTGTTAAGGCGTTGCCGCTGAAATTACACGTTGCTCTGCGGTTTAACCAGTACGGCCCTAAGCTGCCTGTGTCGTTGTCGCCACAGTCGTCAAATACGTTTCCGGTGATGCTAACGCCGTCAACGTCCGGCGTTACTCCGGCGATTATTACGGCAAAACGCTTAACGATATTAGACTGCGCTATCAGTAGCCTGTCTGCCATTGCACCCACTGAGCTGCTAAACGCACCTAAAAACCCCTCTGCGCCGTCTTCGCAGTTGTTGTTAGTTACAATTAAATTACCGCCGCCCCAGCTGAATGTTATTAACCCTTCTGAGTGCCCCACTTTGGCATTAGTGGCTAAGTTTGTGCGCTTACAGGTATTGTGCGTAAAGAAGCCAAAGCCGCTAAGCGGAATTGCATCATCATGCACGGAAAGGTGGTAACAGGATCCGCCGATATCTTCAAACAAGTTGTGCACTACGTCGAAGCCGTGGCCGACAATGGTTTCTGTCGTCATGTTGAAGAAATGGCAGTTTTGTATAAGCCCGCCGTTACCCTGCAAATACAGCTCAGGGATAAAACGCCATGACACATTAAACTGATTGCCGCTGTTGCCATCAAATTTGCCGTTTGTGATAAACACACGGCGGTTTACCGCATCAAGTACCGCCTCTGAGCTAAACACCGAGTACGCTTTTGCAATGCGCGTACCCACCGGCAAGGTTGTTATTGTTAAACCCGGTCCGGCGCTATCTGCTTTAAACGCAAATGCACCGGCAATAGTTACATTATTTCCGCTGATATCTGTTATTACCCTCGGGTCCTGGCTGGTGTGTAAGTCGGTGTCGTCTGTAAATGCTGTTACAGCGTCACCTATGCGCCAGTTTGATGGTACTGCTGCCAGTGTAAACGTAGTGCCGCCTGCTACTGTCAGCTCTGCCGCCAGCGTTGACGATGTATCAGCGCCGTTTAACCTTCTGATAGTGGCGCCGTTCAAATCAATGTGGCAGTCGTGGATGTTAGTTAACCAGCAGGTGTGAGCAGGCCGGTAACTGCGCCGCGGCTGAAATATCAGCTTAGTTCCGGTAAATGGCAGGTTGCTTATGTACTGCAGCGCCCTGTTTATTACGTCTGAATCATAAATATCATCCGGCCTGCGGAACTCTTCTACAAATATCCCGTGCCAGTCCATTGCTTCTTCTGCATTGACAGGGTTCAGCGTCATGCTGTCACGCACCGCGCGGGATATTGCGCTTAGTGCATGCGCGTTAGCTGATGCTATATGGTTTTCTATTTTTTCTTTCAGGCCATCAATGCCGCGTAAATCTTCAACCGTTTCAGCGCCGGTAATAGTGGCAATTTTCAGCAAATAGTGCTGTTTTCCTGTCTCGTCTATGTAATCTGCCAGCTCTGTTTCTGATACCGTAAATTCTGTTTGTGCTGTCCATACGCTTTCGCTGGTGCCGTCAAAACGGGCATCGGCATACACAAAACGCGGGTAGCCGGTTAGCGTTAAAATGTGATCTGCTTCCAGCTGCACCCTCAGGCCCGATATATAACCCGCTCCGGCTATTACTTTAAACGTGTTCACTGTGGGGCGTGGTTCTACTTTAAAGCCATTACCTATAAACCAGTTTTTACCGTTCATATCTTCGGCCAGCTGCCTGCGCAGCTCGTCCATGCCGTTTAGCCTGGCGGTAAAATCAAGCTGCCATGTTTCCGGCTCTACAGTAATTCCGGTTAGCTCCGCTATGCCGCTGTACTCTATGCCAAAGTTACGGTTTAGCGTGTTGCCCGCTTCGCCTGGCACCGTTACCGTTTTTTGCACTGTTGGTACATGGCTAATGGCTACCAGTGTTTCGTTAACCGATGAATACAGCCCCACCCAGTTAAATTCGAACGGGCCCGTTAAGCTATCCAGCACGGTAGAGTAAATAACAACATTGCCGTTTACCCTGCCGTACTGCTGCACTACCTGCTGATGCACCTGCTGGCCTATCGGCGGCATTGGCTCGTCGCGGTCTATCGGTGCATTCGGATCTTGATCCGGTATGTAGGCAAAAACAAAGGTGTCAATATCTAACTGCTCGTTGTTTTGCGCTTTAAGTGCAAAAAGCTGCTCGCCTGCTCTGGTGATTACTTGTGGCATGGTATTAATTCTCCTGCTGAATTTTTGCGACCTGGTAGCTTGATCCGCTATCCATGGTCATTAATCTTTTTGCCGGTAACAGGTTGTTATTAACTGTTGCTACATTGACGTTGCTGTGGCTGTCGAATGTTCTAAGCCCTGTTGTTGCTGTTACTCTGGCTATGGTGCTGTATTGATAACGCCGCGTTGTTCTGCCGTATTGCCTGCATATGTAACTGATCAGGTTTTGCTGATCGCCAAAGTCTTCATCCAGCAGCTGCAGGCTAACTACGTCCCAATCCGTTTCGCTGAAACGCTCGTCTATCGCTACCCACGGCATACCTAATTTGCTGAACATATCCAGCCAGCCCACTTTGCTGCCTGCACCTTTAGCGAACGGAAGCGCGTATTTAACCCGCGTGCGGTACATCAGTTCTGTTTCTGCCGGTATTTGTGCTATATCCCGCTCCCACGCCAGTAAATGCACAATTTCAAGCTCTGCTGTCATTGGATCCAGCTGTTTACCCGGCCACTGCAGCATTTCAATAAGCCGCTGCCAAAACCGCACTGTACCTTTGCGCAATTTGTCCAGTTCTCCGGCTGGCTTTGCCAGCCAGTACGGCATTTTTGTAAGGGCGCTCCAGTTAATATTGATCATACGTTGCCGTTTTCTATCGTTAGCGTGTCCAGCCTTGGCACGTTGTTTTCGCTGGTTATATCTGTCTGGTGCCAGTTTAATGACTCTATGCCCTCAAACTGCCTGTGTAATTCCTGTCCCAAACGGCTGAAGCTGAACCGGATAAACGGCTCTGTTCTGGTTACGGTGTAGTCGGTGTTTTCACGGAATGCACAACGGATAAATTGCTCTACATCGTTGAATAATGCGCTGATTTCTGCCGGTAACAGGTATTCTTGCGGGTACACCGTCAACCCAACATTTACTAACTGACCAGGCATTGCCATTACTAAAATGTCGTCGCCGTGGCCGTGGTACCCCTGATTCATTACATAGTCATTCAGATCAGCCAGCATTTCCGGTGATGGCTCGCCGGTGTCCAGCAATATGTAGGCGTTTGCGGTGCCTGGCCCGCGCGGTGCGTCGTGTTCAAAGTACACGTTTTCCGTGTCTATTCCGGCCCGCTCGGTTAAAATTGCGCGGTAAACGGCGTCTATATGCCATGGTGCTGCAGCGGTGAAGGCATTGCGGGTGCGCAGCTTCAAGTCGTCGTTTTCTTCTTTGTCTGCGCCTGGTGAATCAATCCACTCTGATTCGTTCGTAGCACTGCCTATGCCGGTTACTGCCGCCGGCAAAATATGCAGGTAACCCGCGCCTAAGTTGTAAGCTGCTCCGGCAAACTCTGCTATTACCGGCACCAATATGCTTAAGCTGTTTTGTGGCAAAATTGCATCTTCAACGGTTATTACACGGTAAACCGTGCCATTTATCGCGTCTGACTGTACAACGGTTCCTGCCGGTATCAGCAGACTGGGGCCGCTGGCCGCCGCTCGGTTAAAGCGGATTTTTCCCTGTGCTTTTTCTGCCTGTTTGCGGGTTAAATCGTGTTCCCATGCCTTGGCTTCGATAAATTCATCATCGGTAGCGGTTAGCAAAAACAGGTTTGGCAGAATAGCGCCTATCAGCACGTTGTTTACTATCCACGTTGCCGGCTTGGCTACTATGGCGCTGATTAACCTCCAGAAAGGCGAATATGGCGAGTCGTTGGCTATAATGCTGCCTTCTGCGTCTACGTCCTGTTTAAATAGCGCTTTCCAGCCTTCCTCTGTTGTTGGTATGCCTGCGGCTTCCACAATTTTGGTAAAGTTAATGTTTGGCGCTGTTATTTTGTCTGCCATCAATTCACCTCTGGCGCTGTTGTTATGGGCGCCGATACGGGGCCAAAATCAATAGTGTCGGCATATACCCACCACTGGCCGCTTGTTACCTGTTCAATTCTTACTGTGCCCGGCAGAATTCTTACATCGTCTTCAACCAGCAGTTTCAGCTTTATTTGCGTGTCGGCCGTTACGCCGGTTCCCCGATCACTTACCAGCAAATGTGCAAGGCCGGTGTCTAAAATGGCATGCGCTATGTCTTGCGCTATGGCGGCCCTGTCGGTCAGGTAAAGCGGGTTTTTGCCGGCGTCTAACACCACATCGCCGTTACTTATGTGCAAATCTGTGTAAATGCTCATATGTGCATTTCCGCGTAATTGGCAAAGTTAGGGTCTACCTTTTGCGGGTAAATGTTTATGTTGCCCACGGTGGTTGATTTGCTGTTGTTGGCGTTGGCAATTTGCTGGCTTATGCCACCGCGTGGCACCGTGGCTTTTACCGGCTCTATGGCATTAATGCTGTTTGCGGTGGCGGCGGCGTTTATGGGTTCAAATTCAGGCGTTTTGCCTGTTGAAAAGTCTGCTTTTATGTCGATGCCGATATAGCTAAGCTTGTCGATAATCCAGCGCATTGCGCTGGCAAACATATCTCTTATGCCGGTCCATACTTTTGAGAATATTCCGTAAATTGCCTGGACCCAGCCCCACTCTGACATAGTGGCTTTTAAGTCGTCCCAAAAGTAAATCAGCGCGCCCACTGCGGCTATTGCGGCGACCACACCGGCAACAATAAGGCCAATCGGGTTGGCGTACATGGCTATGTTTACGGCCAGTATTGCTGCCCTAACGGCTTTTAGTGATGGTATTAAAAACCCCAATACTGTGCCTACAAAACCCAGCGCGCCCCCCAGCAAACCCGATGCCAGTGTGAATGTGGTCATGGCCAGCGTACCGGCCCCCAGCATTAGCGTGTAAGCACCGCCAATTGCCAC